TTCATCGGCGACGCCGACACCGCGCCCTGCCGGATCGCGAGCTGCCGCAGCGGGAACTCCTGCCGGCGGAGGTCCTCTTCGCGCTGCGCGTTGAGGAACTGCTGGTAGAGCTGCTGCTGCTGCGCGCCGAGGCCCATCAGCGCCGCGCCCGCACCGTACCGGTTCTGCAGCGCCGTCTGGCCGAGGTCGGCGAGTTGCCGCCCGGCGCCGAGTTGGAACTGCGCGCCCTGTATGCCCGCGGCTTGGTTGCGCGTGGCTGCGTCCATGCCAGCCTGCACGTTGAACTGCTGCGCGGATGATCCCATGCGCTGCGCATCGAGCGTGGCGGCCTGATTTGCCTGCTCGGCCGACAAGCCCATGCGCATGTAGTCCTGCACGGCCTGCTGGTTGGCGAGCGCCGCCGCCTGCTGCTGCTGCACGTTGAACTGCTGCGCACCGCTCCCCATCCGCTGCGCCTCGAGCGTCGCCTGCTGGTTGCGCCCGGCGGCGTCGAGCATGGCGCGCTGGTTCGCCTCCTCTGCCGAGAGTCCCATCCGCATGTAGTCCTGCTGCGCCTGCTGGTTGGCGAGCGCGGCGCGCATCTGCTGCTCGACGTTGAACTGCCCGGCGGTGAGCCCCAATCGCTGCGCCTCCTGCCCAGCGGCTTGGTTGCGCGTCGCCGCGTCCATCTGTGCGCGCTGGTTTGCCTCTTCTGCGGAGAGCCCCATTTGCATGTACTGCTGCGCCGCGGCCTGATTGGCGCGCTCGGCCTCAAGCGCCGCCTGGACGTTCGTCGTCTCTGCCGTAAGGCCGAGGCGCTGCGCCTCCTGCTGCGCCTGCTGGTTGGCGAGCGCGGCGCGCATCTGTGCGTCGATGTTCGCCTGCCCGGCGGTAAGGCCAAGCCGCGAGAGCTCAAGGTCGCGCTGCTGGTTCGTGATCTGCCCGCGCTGGGCGAGCTCCATCACCTGCTGCGCCGCCGCCTGGTTGCTGAGTCCAGCCTGCTGCTGGCGGCCAACATCTGCCTCACGCTGCGCCGACGCCTCGCGGAAGCCCTGCGCGCGCTGCTCTGCCACGAAGCGGTTACGCTCGCGGGCGGCTTCACCTGCGGCGATGCCCTCCTCGATCGCGGCGCGCGAGCCGCCGAAGGCACGGGCGGCGGTGGCGCGCGCGGCGCGCCCGCCGCGTGCCTGCTCCTCGGCACGGCTGATGTCGCCGAGCCCGGCCTCGATGACCTGGCGCTCGTATGGGTTCATGTACTCGCCGATGTCACGCCCCAGCACCGACGCGCCCTGCGCCATCGGCGCAGCGCCCGGCGCGCCCACATCGCGCGCGGCGAAGGTGGTCCCGAGCTGACCCGCAGCCACACGCTCGGGCGCAAACTGCGCCCCGACGCGGCCGGCAGAGATGCGCGAAGGTCCGCCTGCAAGCGACGCACCGATGTCACGCGCGGCGATACGCTCGGGCGCAAAGGTCGTCCCCAAGCGCTCCGCGCTGACCGTGGCGGGGCCGCGCCCAAGGGCCGCACCGACGCGCTCCGCGCCGATGGGCGCCGCGCCGAAGGTGGTCCCGATGGCGCCCGCCCCGACGCGCTCCGGGCCACGGGCGAGAGACGCCCCAATCGGCGCCGCACCGAACTGCGTCCCGACCTGCCCGGCGCTGACGCGCTCGGGCTGAAATCCCATCAGGCCCTGCGCGCTGCGCGCCGCCGCCTCCACCTCGGGGACGAAGCCGCCCTCTCGCGCGATGCGGCGCGTCGCGGCCTCGCCCTCCATATAGTCGCGCGTGAACGGCGCGACCATCATCCCGCGGTACGGCTCGTACGGGATGGCCGAGACCTCCTCGGCGAACTGCAGGTTCCGCAGCACGCTGTCGTAGATCCTCGGGTCGATCTCCGACTTGGAGACTTCCTTTTTCTTGGACGAAAAAATCTTGCTCATAGTTTTTTCTCAAGCACCACCGCGGTGCGTCTGTAACCCTCAAGCGCCCGCTGCCAGCCAGGGCGTCCCATTATCAGCATAGTGTCGCAGCCGATGCTGCGCGCCCAGGCCTCGATGACCGGGCGTATCACATCATCAATCTCGCGCAGGTCGCCCGCGCCGATGATGACGGTGAGCTGCTTGATGCGCGGAAAGATGTCAACGGTCGTCACCACGCACGAATCATTCGAGGCCCAGAACTGGTACTCGCCGCGCGCGATTCCGTCGAGCACGTCGTGGTAGCCCATCTGGCCGTAGCCCTCGGCGAGCGCGCGCTCAATAGGCTCGCGGAAGGGCGCGATGTGCTCGATGCCCTCGACCTCTTTCATCGCTCTCCCCCCGCCACGGCATCGAGCCGCATCGTCCCGACGCGCCAGTCCGTGGCCGGAGACGCGCCCGTGATCTGCATCTCGACCTGCCGCCCGGTGAATCGCACCGGGGTGTAGATGGAGTCGATGGTGTAGCTCTTGGTCGTCTCCGCGCCGTTCGGCGCGAACTTGGTGATGAACTGCAGCGACACCGCGCCCATCGCGTTCTCGTCGGCGATAACCTGCCGCGCCACCATCAGCCGCTCGCCGCCGCCCAGCTCAATGGCGCCAGAGCGCGCGAACGGCGCCGTGCCGTCGTAGGTGACGCCGACCTCGTGCTCGTAGACATAGCCGTCCGGCGAGACCATCAGCGGGTAGCTGAAGACGCCGCGGTCGGTGCCGGCGGTGCGCGCCAGGGTGCCGATGGACCAATGCCCCTCGCGGTAATTGTACGACACATAGGAGTCGCACTCGCTGTTTGAGGCGCTCGGGTAAAACCACCAGACCTCGCCGTACTGGTTGTTTGCGACGGCGTACACCTTTGAGCGCTGGGTCTGCGAGAGGTTGTTCACCACATAGTCGAGCACCTCGCACTTGAGCGGGCGCACGAATCCGTCGTACATGAAGAAGCCAGAGGGCGACCACCAGTAGGCGACCGACTCCACCGCCGCCACCGCCTGCGCGCTGATTACGCCGCAGCCGGTCGCGATCCGCTCAAAGCCATACACATACGGCGGACCCTGGTACTGGGCCGTGTGAACGTCGACATCCGTGAATATCAGGTTCACGCCGCGCAGGCGCTTGCCGGTCACGATGGAGCCGACCGTCTCGAGCTCGATATCGCCCGCCTGGTTCGTGATCGAGGGCGTCCAGGTCGTGTTGTCCTCTTGGTCGGACCAGGCTACTTTTCGCGCGTTGCCGCCGGCGCCGAGCGCGAACACAAACCGCTCGGCCGTCACGAGCACGGCCTTGTTGCTGACCGGCGCGTTAGCAAGCGCCACGCCGTCGTTCGCCACGAGCAGGTCCCACTCGTAGATCTTGCCGTCGGCGTTGCTGCACGCCAGCAGGTACTCGCCCCAGTTGTCGAGCGTCCAGGTCGTGGCGGGCGTCACCGTGCCCGTGTCCGGGCGCGGGGTGCCATAGGAGAACAACCCGTAGGGGCCGCCGCCATAACCCAGGTTCAGCACCGCGTCGGCGTTGCCGGTCGTGAAGCTGGTCGGGGTGATGTCGGTGATGGTCCCGGCTTCGTTCATAACGAAGAGCTTGGTGTGCGTGCCGATGCCGATCCAGCGCGCGTTGGCGTTCGTGCGCCACGCCAAGAGGCCGCGGCACTTGCCCGTGACCTGCCCCGAGGCGCGCTTACGCCAGCCGCCCACGGGGCGCATGGTGTTCTCGTACCAGCGGATAAGGCTAGCATCGCGCCAGCGCCCGCGGCTCTGGTACTCGGTGCCGTTGCGGTACACGCCCGGCTGGATGTTCAGCGGAATAAGTGCCACGTCAATCCTCTGTCAGTCTCTGGAGCTCGGCGAGCCGCTCGGCGTCTCGCTCGCACGCCCCGAGGTGAGCGATAAAAGCCTCGTCAATCGCTCGCGCGTCGCCGGGCTCTCCGGGGGCGACATCAGCCGCGGCGGCACCGGGACAGGCGGCGGGCACGCCGGGGGCGGCGCGGGCGTCGCGCAGCCGGCGAGCAAGCTCGCGGCCACGGCGATCAGCGGCGTCCAACCTCTCCGACAGTCCACGCTCTACCTCCTGGTGCCGGGCGTAAATCAGCGCCTCGGCCTCTCTGGCGGCCTCTGCGGCCTTCGCCCGCTCAAGGTACCACTCTGCCCTCACGGCCGCCGAGCCGGCCTCGTGGCCGCCCTGGTAGGCCGACCGGTGCCCGGCCCAGCCGAGGGCGGCCAGCGCAAGCGCCAGAGCCGCCCCCAGCCAGATCCTCACGCCGCCTCGGGCTTCTTCTTCGACAGCACCGACCACGCCGCCACGGCGAGGGTGGCGAGCGCGCCGCCCACGGCGGCGACGGTCTCGGCGTCGGCGAGGCCCTTGCCGACAAGGTAGCCGCCGATGGCGGCCACGACGGCGCGGACGATCCCGGCGATTTGTTCTGCGTTCATGTTCGTCTCCTATGCTTCGTTGGCCGAGGCCTTCGCCCCGTTGGATGCGATGAGCGGCATGGGGCAGCCCAGCACGGTGAAGCCCGGGGGCCAGCGGTAGCCGAGCACCCGGGCGCGATCAAAGGGAGCCACCGTCACGGCGTTGCCCTGGTTCCCGCCGAGCACCATCAGGCGCCCGGCTTCGTCGTTTCCGACCACGAACCCGACGTGGCCGCCGCCCTTGCGATCAAGGATAACGACAGCGCCCACGGCGGGCTCACGGATATAATCGCCCCAGTCGAGCCACGCCTTTGCGCGGTACCAATGCTTTGGGCGCTTGATGCCCTCGCCCTCGAGCACGGCGGCGACGAAGGTGCCGCACCACGGGGTCTCATCATCCGACCACCACGCCTTGAGCTCGCGCAGCCAGCGGGCGATGGTTGGCGCGGTCGCCTTGCCGGGGATCTCCCGCAGGCCGAGGAAGGCGCGCGCGGCGATGAGCCAGCGTGGCTCCATCAGGGCTTCCTCAAATTCTTGAAGTGTACGGCGATCGCGAAGCAGCCGGCCGCGATGGCGATGAGCCCGGCGACCAGCGAAATGATCTCGTTGGCCTGGGTCATCCACGACACGCTGGCGGCGGTCACGCTGCCGGCGGCTGCGACATCGCCCACGCGCTCGACCGGGACTGTCACGGCTCCCCGTCCTTCACGACCTGCGGCTCTGCCTGCTCCTTGATTTTGACTACAAGGGGCCACGCACCAGACGAGGTGGGCAGTTGACCCAGCACTTGCAGGATGGCGTTGACCTCTTCGGTCGTGAGCGTGAGGTTAATCACGGCGACACCCACGGCAGCGGCGGCGAGACGACCGGCGGGTTCTTCTGGGCCTCAATCTGGCCCTCCACCGCAGCCTCTGTAGCGTCCTTGTCCACGCCGTTAGCCCAGACCCAGCCAAGCACTTGGTCGAGCGTCAAAGCAGCGTAGGGGGTGAAGGACTTGTCCTTCTGAAACGGCACGGAGCAGGTTGAGTAGACGCTTCCGTTGTAGTCTCCGTCCACGCCGTTGCAAGACCAATGAACGATG